TCATCTTGAGCAACGTGGACGTGAGAAATCCACCACTTCCTACATTATACGTGAAACTGACGAGAGAGTCAAACTGATTCTGCGTGATCGGCAGTCCATGAAGCGACTTCGCAACAGATTCCACCGTGTCTGCCACATCCTCGCGCAGGTATTCCTCTGCCTGTTCTTGGGTACATGTCATACCCGCGGTAACTGGACGACCGTGAATACGAATCGTGCCGTAACCAATCGTCCAGATTCCCGCACTATCCTTGTAGGACGTGAGCCGTAGTGCTTCCCGTCGCTTGAGAAAGTCAAGCCCCTGCTGACTGAACTCCATGGTCGTCGCTCCGATTGCCCCCACCGAACTTGAATCCGTCAGGGTATCGTGCCGCCAGCTTCTTGTTGTTTGTGATAGCGACGTGCTCTAGTGTGAAACCATGCTCAATGGCGGCCGCCGTCACGTAATACAACACGTCACCAAGTTCCTTCAACACCTTGTCGCGGTCCGCAGGAACTCCGTGAAACTCCTGCTTCTTGATCATGTCCGCATACTCTCCCGCCTCGCCGGCAATGCCGAGCACCGCGTTGAGTAGCCGATCCTTCTCTGTCTTACCGCAATCCCATGTTCTTACGACACCTGCTTCGAATTCACCGAAAGTCATACTCGTTTCTTTCCAATCTCATACTTCGCAACAAGCTCCCAATTGGCTTTCTCGCGGTATGGAATAATGGTTACCTGAGAGATGGGCACGACTGGATCTGCACTCTTCGCAGGATCAATCAACTTGACCAATCCCCACTCTGCCAGCATATTGGCAATCGTATTACGACGGGCCCGGTCCGTTTCATCGAAACGCGTCTGAGACGCTTTCCCGTCAAGCAGGAATAGCTCTTTGAAATGGACGAGGTAATACTGACCGCGCTTATGTAAAATGTGGCAGCTTTGATACAATCTAGGACGTTCGTGGTCCTTGTGAGAGGCGACTCCAATACGAGTCAATGTCTCTTTAACCTTGAGGAAATCGTCCGGAGACGCGAGACGGACCTCCACACAGTCCTGTATCACCGCTGCCACATGTGGGAGTAGCACTACGGTGTTTGACTTCTCATGAATCGTCATGGCGGGAACCCGCTTTCGTTGCGGTCCCCCCTTTATCCAGACGGGACCGGATGATTTTCATCTGCTCCATCGTGTGCAGTCCGACGAGTTCCCTTGCGTGACGCATACTACATCCATAGTATTCCGCCACAGCACGAACATCGTTAGGCACAGTAGCTTTGATCCACTTGGAAAAACGCTTCCTAGCGGCAAGGGTATTTAGAAGAAACTGGAACTGCAATGCCGTGTCCAACCACGGGCGTTCGTTCATGGCATTCGCTGCCAAAACCGCATCCTGGTGATAGGACAGTGCGCGGTTGATGATGAACGGAACATATTCCTTTGCGAACTGTGGCTCATCCAGAACCCGGCGGTCCTTCGTGTGGGACAATGCCGAAAGATACGCAAACGTGCGAGAGTTATTTGCCATCCAAGACACTCACATAGTTCTTTTCCAGAAACGCGGCCGCGTCCGGATACCATTCCACGTCGTCCATGTGGTAGAACACATTCACGCGGGGACCGATGACGATGAGACGCTTCCCCTTCGCATACGCATACCCCGCCTCAAAGTGCATTCCACCAGAAACCGCCTCACAACCATCCGTCAATACGATAATCATATCCGCGTCGTCAAGCTGTTTGATGTCCCGCGCCGCGCATCCCAACTGATACGCATGGTCCGCAACAGGGTCCGCTCGAATTGCAATGGACGCACCAATGTCCGCGGTCTGCCAAGTGTTGGTAAACAGGATAAGCTCGCCGGATACGGGCTGCATCGTGTAGCACTTCATCATGAATGCTGCTACGTATATCTTGTTCGTAAAACGAGAGGCGACATATGCCTTCATGTTATCTCCACTTTGCGTTGTGTAGGATCTCCACCAGACACGCCAAGTTGTTGAGCTGCGGGTCCGCGCAGAATCCCGACTTGTAACTGTAATCCGCCATCGTGACGATGATTTCCGCCAAGCTGGATTCACACACTTCCTTCGGAATCCGTTCCGTCAGCATCCGATAGAACGCCGCAGAATCCATGTCGTCATGTAGCGCGACCCACTTACGAACCACACCAAAGTCCTGCGACTTCAGCGCCCCAAACAACTCCGCGACATCCTTGTCTGTAATCTGCGACAGGACGGCCTCGGAAAGTGCGCCTCCAGCACTGAATCGCTGTAGCTCGTTGATGACTCGCCGAAAGTCCGGAAAGTAGAGCGCCACGACCTGCTGGACGACCTTCTTGTCGAACGTCACACCCTCTTTGGTGAGGATGTCCATGACGCGCTTCGCAAACGCAGCCGCCACAGTTGCCCGTTCCGACGATGGGATTTTGAAGTCCACAATCGCGCAACGGGAGTGTAGGGGAGCGATGATCCGCTGTGGGAAGTTTGCCGTGAGAATGAACCCGCACGTCTTAGAAAACTCCTCGATGAATGCTCGGAGCGCGGGTTGGGTGGACTGAGGATGTAGGTAATCTGCCTCGTCCAGAATCACATACTTGCGACCCCCGGAAAACCCCATCGTTGAAGCGTAGTCCTTGATCTTACCCCGGATTACGTCGATGCCGTTCTCTTCAGACGCATTGATGACCAGTGCGTCAGCACCCAACTCCCGCACGAGGGCTCGGGCTACTGTCGTCTTACCTGTGCCGGCACGCCCGACGAGCAACAGATTGGTCGTATCCTTCTGCTGCACCGCGGACATGAGGGTCTGCTTGACGGATGTGGGTAGGATGCACTCGTCCAACGTATGAGGACGATACTTCTCTACCCACGCAAAATGCTCACGCTGTTCCATACTCTACCTCTGGTACTCCCGGCTGGACTTGCACCAGCACCGGGCGCTCATCTAGCGCAATCGGGTTTATAAGACCCGCCGTTCTACTTAAACTACGGGAGCGTCCTCTATGGCTGTGTGACGATGAAATAGGACACGGGCTCCGTCTTGTGAGTAAAGAACCCATACGGCCACTTGGACAGATGCACAGTCAGTGCGCCGTCCATGAGCAAGTTGAAATGCTCCGCCTTGAAGTTCAGATCCCCCGTGAAGTCCCGATGCGCCACAATGTCCTCGCTCGGCACAACGATGTTTGCCTTGTGCGACACGGGATTCTTGGAATCCTTCGCGCATACGGTCACCGTCTTCTCGTCACCGACAATGTTGACGCCGAACACGATGAGGTCGAGGTCCAACATGGACGTGACCTTCCGGAGTCGGGACAACGTTGACTCCGACAACGTGAACTCCACCGCAGGATCGTTCACCGAAAGCGTCTTACCTGGGGGCACCAGAATCGTAGACGGGTCGGAATAACGATACGTCACGCTGGACGAACCAGAACGAATGACCATCGCTTCCTCACCGAACTCAATCTCTGGCTTGCTATCCAACGACAAGATGCCCAGGAACTTGTCCAGGTCGTAAATGCCTGTCTCCTGCGGCCATGCGTCCGGAAGCTCCGCAATCGCCAGGACGGACTTACCCTGTGCAATCGTCTTCTGTGTCGTCCCCTCTGCCAAAAGAATCTGCCCCGAGATTCCCGCGAAGTTCTTAAGAACCTTCTGAACTGTGCTACTCACTGAAAATGCTGCCATGTGATCTCCTTCAATTAACCATTGTATACGAATTACTTGGACGTGTCAACATCTTTCGCGGTCCAGTGCTTTGGCTTTCGGTCGGTGTATGCCGCCTTCAGCCGCTTGACGTGAGATGTCTGCTCCGCGACGAACTTCTCAAACGTGTCATCACCATTCACGAACTGCCGGTCGTCTACGAGAACGCCCTGTATCTCGGCATCCACGATGATAGCGATACTTGCGAGCGCATGAGCGAGATGATGTAGTCCGGAGTCGGGGTCAATCGTAGACACCTCAAACCACTTATCGAGGTGCCGGCGAGCAGCGTCGTAGTAAATGGACGCTCTCGCTCCGTCATGCCGCCAGTTGGCGCGCCCATACTTGAGCGCACCATCCAGCAACGCAAGACATCCGTAGATTGTCGCGACCTCCGGCCAAAGATGAAGCGGGAGTTTGTCGCTCCCAATCGTGTCCTTTGGATTGGTAGGTTTGGAGTCCATACTACTCCGTCTTCTCGGGAGTGCCCGGGATCACCTCGATGATGGGCTCCGTCAGCGTCGGATCACCAAGCGGTGGCGTCGGGGGAGCAATGGGCTTGGTCGGGACCTTGAGCGACACGTCCTTCGCTACAGGAGTCGCGTGACCCCGCTGCCGCTGAATGTGCGACAACTGCGCGAGTGATTCCAGCGATCCACCAAACACGTAGGTGCCGACATGATTGAGCTTCATCCACGGGCAGAACCACACCGACTGCCCCGCATTCCGCGCCCACTGACAGAACATATAGTCCTCGGACAGATAGCGGTTGGACTTGGGATCGATGAGCGCCTGGAAATACATGTGAATCTGGCGGTCACCCGAGAAATGGAGCGTCCGATTGTGGTCGGGTGTGTAAGCGAGGTCTGGATACGCTTCCTTGAAGGCCACAAACACCTCACGCTTGACGAGCATGAACCCTGTGCCGATCTCCAGCACCTCCACGGGCTCGTCCATCTTGATTTCCATCGTACCCGGCACAACGTTGAACACGTAGTCGCCAGAATACTTCTCAAGATGAAGCGGGTTCTCGTCCGCGAGTCCGAACCGGGCCGCGTCCAGAATCTTCTCCCACGCGATGGTCTTCTTGGGATATGGACCACCCGCAATGGGCTTGTCCAACGCCAAGAGCGCCAACACATCCATCGGATTGAACCCGATGTCACTGTCGATGAACATCAGATGAGTTGCGGGACTCCGCAGGAACTCGTCCGCGAGGTAGTTGCGGGCGCGTGTGATAAGTGATTCGTTGAACAGGAAGAAAAACTGGCACTCGATCCCGTGCTTGAGGCACAGCGTCACGAGGTCCAGACATGACTTTGCGAACGGACCAGCGCACTGTCCGCCATACATGGGAGTCGCAACAAACAGCTTGCGCTTCCGCATTTCAGCAATCGGGATTTCCAACTTGGGCATTCTTATCACCTTTCATCGTCGTTGTTGTCTACCACTCACAGCCATAAAGTTGAGGCCCCCACCAGAACGGTGAGGGCCATTGGCAGGGACGCGGCTCTTCACTACTCTCTACGTCCGGAGGGAAGTGCAATGAACGTCAGTTAGTAGCTTCGCCGGACGCGCACTGTTAATTAGCACACATCGCGGAACGTTAGTCGTCCGAATCCTTCCCCATCGCCTTCCATTGCGCGGGAGTCAGGAATCCGGCGGTCTTCCTCTTGTTGTCCACGGAGAACCGCCACGCGATCTTCTCCATTTGCCAGAGAGCAGGGAGTCGCTTGTCCTCGTAATCGTTACACTGCGTCACCGTCCACTTAATCTGTCTCGGTGGACTGTTCCCGCGAGTGTGGCAAAGAACGACATCGTGGTCCATTTGCGACCCCTGAATGTGTTGGCAACACGAACAGGATAGGCAAAGATGCTCCCCATGATGCTTCGGGGTACCCCCGTTAATTTTGATTTGTCCCATGACTCCCTGGCCAGTAACGCTCGATCATTCCCCGCATTCGCGCTGCTCCCACGGGATTGGCGCTATGCACCTCGGGTTTGAACCGAGACCAGTTGCCTGTTTCGATCATCCAGTGGACGAGCTTTGTCCCATCCTCTGCGTGCGGACACCAGAGCATAAACGTCGTCTCCAATGCCGACATGTCCCCAATTCCCTTACCTGCCTGACGACACGCATCGCACATGCCCATATCATGGTCTAACGACAGGTGCTCTACCGCTCCTGCCGCGAGCCATTCCTTCGCTGCGGTGACTGTCCGAACGGTAATCCACCCGACGTAAGGGCACGTCCGCACATCGTCAACATACAGGTCAATCATGCGTCTATTCTCTCATACAACGGGGGACAAGTCAAGTCCTTAAACCGCAACGCCGGAGAAAATCTCCGGCGCGAGGCGGTCTTACTATAAATTTTACTTTTCAATAAACCGTCAAAACCAGCACGACGCTTCCACTTTTCTCACGTCCCTACCCGAGTAGGACAGAGGGCAAACCCCTCTAGGACCTGGTGGCCGCCGGACTCAGTATGTTCCGGAGTCAGCATGAGGCCCGGGTTTTGAATAATATGGGTCCCCACGGTGACTATGACGGGCGCTGTTTGGTCCGCCGTGCGATCAGTTTCCCTGTCGCACCATATTCGTCTATCTTAACTATAAGGCCGCATCGCTATACCCCCCTTCCCGTATTCATAACACCACGTCACATATAGGAAAGAGAAAGTTGCTCGGTCAGGAGAATGGCTACCGAGCATCGCCTTACGTATACTCCCCGCGCCACTCCATTGCTTCACGGGGGTGCAACACGCTTGCGCGAGTGCAGACTACGCCCTAACGTAGTTGTTCAGGAGGTCGTTCACTTCGTGGTCATACGGCATGTAGCCGTGCGTCTTAACGAAGTTGGCAGTCGCCACGTCCGAACGACGAGGGTTGCCAAGACGGTACACCCGAATCTTGTTTCCCCACGAAGTCGTCTTCGTGTTCAGGTAGATCGTGTAACCCGCCTTACGAAGCTCACTGATGCGATCCGACACCCGACGAATGCCGAACTTGGCGCGAAGCTGATTCGCGGTGAAGTCCTGACCCGTCTGTAGCGCCTTGAGGATGCGCGTGTTCATGTTGACCCAATTGCTGTATCCCATGTTTACTCTGTCTCCATCGATGAAAAGACGCACTCAACTCAAACTTTTAGGGACCTGCGTCATTAATCCCAAGTTCAGATATCAGTATAGCATCGGAGCTATCCCTTGTCAACAACTATTTCGGGCATTTCAAACGTCACCGGCATCCAGTCCTTCTCGCGGAACATTGCCACATTGTAGACATCGGTCTCGCCGAGCTTCGCGTGATTCCCCCAACGCTGTCCTTCGTGGATGTGCCCGTGCACCATCACCTTTGGTTTGGCGCGATAGATTGCTTGCCGTAGCTCAGGACATCCGCACTCCTCACCATCATACGCTCGGTCCAGCACCCGATGTGCTGGAGAATGGGAGACCAGCACGTCCAGCCCTTTCGGAATATCGGCAAATACCCGCTTCCGAAGCTCCCTCGGCATCATGTAGTTCCACGACATGACCGGCGGCACCCACGGAGTAAAGTAGAACTTCACCCCGTCAATCTCGCATCCCTCGTCAATGAACAGACGAGAACGACAGAACGACGGGAGCCGATTGATCCAGTCGTGGTTACCAGGCGTAATCAGAATGTGCTTTGCGGGAACTTTATTCTCCCATTCCACAAAGTCCGTCGCGAGCCATTCCTCTTGTCGCATCCGCATGATGTCCGGATCAAACAGCCTGGTGAACTCGGCGCAGAAGTCCCCGGCGATGAGTAGCACATCACATTCGGGGATCATCCGGAGACTTTGATACGGCGGAACTCCAGGCAGACGACCATGAAGGTCCGACATTGCGACTATCTTCACGAGCACATCCTAACGTGTTAGTGTTACTTACCGAGCGACTTCAAGAGCGGGAGCAGAGGACCAATCGCCTTTGCAAGCGACGACAATTCCTCAATCGTCACACCGTTCTTGACGAGCACCTCAAACACAGCGGTCACGATGTCAATGACCTCGTCCACTTCCACCTTACCGTCAGCGTTCGCTTCCTTCGCCTTATCTACAACTGCCTTGAGTTCCGCAGCAATCTGGAGCCACTGGACCAATGATCGTTCTGTTGCCATGTTCGTAGTCCTTTAGAGAATGTAATCGATGTTGTTGATGGCCTGCGCGATGTTGTCCACCGCATCTTCCATTCGGTCGTAGAGCTTTTCCAACTTGGCGTTCTGTGACGGGGTTAGTTCCTCGTCGTCATACCGCGCCTTCTCCAATCGGTCCAACTCGTCCTCGGACTTGTCACGAAGCTTGATCAACTGGTTCCGAATGTCTCGCAACTCACCCCGCCACTTCTCAAAATTCAGGGGTGGGGCCGGGGGACGCTTGACTTCGCTTAATGTTCTGACTAGACGACGTGCTGTGAATCTTGGCATTACCGTAGCTCCATGCGCTGAATCTGAATGTCGCACGACGGGTGCAGACCCTTCAGGTAGAAGTAAATCGCGGTCTCGCTCTGCGCTCCCCGTGTCTGAGACAACCCAATGGACCGCGTGAAGCGGGCCTTGGACCCTCGCGGAGTAATCGCATAGTAGGCGACCCACGCAGTCCGAATGCGCTGGGCCGGCGGAACCGTATAGCTCCCCGCACTATAGCTCCCGATAGCCTCCCACAGGAGGCTCCGGACTTCGATGCGTTCTTCGTTCGTCATAGTGGGTACTCTCGCACCCACTATTTAGAATCCTCTAGAACAACTTTTTGCCCGGAGCCCATGAGTGCCGAGACATCGTGCTTCCGCACTCACACTTCGGGGGAGCGCCGTTCTCGGCATAGAAGTTCCCAGGCTTCCGCCCCGGGCAATGTGCCGACGCCCTCGCGTCACAGATCCACGCATGAATGAACACGGGCGCTGCTCGCTCCCCGATGCTCGGGTCATACTCCGGATGGTTCTGAACCGCCTGAGGATCATCTTCCCCGCCCGACTTGGGCTTTCGCCCCCGCTTCGCTTTGACAGGTGCCACGTTCTCGGTGTCCGTTTCCGGCTCGTCGTATGCTCCATCGTCAAACGGCGACGGAATGACCGATCGAACGTCAGACGCGACCTTCTCCCGCTTCGCGGACTTGGCGGAACGCAGCGGAGGTATCCACTTGGGCATCTCCAGCCGCTCGGGAACCTCCCCGGTCCCGCCGGGAATCCGGTAGAATCCGCGCCCGATGTTACAGGCCTTTCCCTTACGAATCCAGCGGGGGTCAATCCCCGTCTCTTCCCGGTAGCTCATGATCTGAGTCCGGGTGCATGTCTCTCCGAATCGGGACCGAAGGTCGGCATTGACCTCATCCTGATTCACTCCCGCGCATTTGTATCTCATAAACCCAGTATCTCACAGACAAGGGTCAGGGTCAAGGGTTATTCCCGGCAAACGACGGGGGAGCGAAAGGAAAGCGAAGAAACCTCCTCGAATTACAGTTCTGTAATCGATCCCGCCGGCAATCGTCCGATTCCCTAGACTGTCGGGAGTCTGTCAGGGAGGCTGGCCTCCCCGTGGCGGGGTTTGGACGGGAGCCCCTCTAGTCCGCCCCCTTCCCGACTCCGGACCCCTAGAAACCCGTCCTAGACGGACCTTCGCTTTCGCTTCGCTTATTTCTGTCCTCAAAAGTGGACACTCAAAATCATTGGGGTTTTCGCGTTAAGTGCAAAGGGGCGGGAAACGTCCCGCCCCTGTAGACTCCCGCAAGAGAGTGTTATCGCTGAAGTCCCCACCCCTTGCGGAGTAGACGACCACAGAACATGAGACCAATACCAAGCAGGGACATGCTCCCCGGTTCCGGCACAGGATGTGCGGTGTCGTAGAAGGACAGATGCGACGTGTCCTGGTAAGGCAACGACCCGGCCACGAAACGCACCTGAACATCCCGACCCAGAGGATTCTCAGTGTAGATCAACGGGAAATACGTGAACCCGTTCGCTTGCTCCCAAACGAACGACGTGATGACCGGATCGCCCGGACCGGGAGTATACGTCCATCCCGCGCCAAAGTTCATTGTGGTATCGAACGTCCACTCCACTCCCGTCACGGACGGAAAGAGAGAACTGACTTCCCACTTACCATCATACTTAGCAATGATTGGGGAGCCGGACGGAGAGACACACTCCTCAAAATTACCCCCAAATACTCCAGCACAATCGTTACCGCTGTATAGGACGCCCGCATTCCCGTCAATCCAGAACTCAATAGGAGCCGCAAACGCTGGAGACGCCAGCGCAACGAGCAACGAAACGACAAGAATCATATGACGCATTACTGTCTCCATTTCCGCCGGAGCATTCCGACAAATCCGAGCCCCGTCATGATCATCAACGCCGAGCCCGGCTCCGGCACGGGTGTTGGGGACTCCAGACGCACCATTACGTCATTGTAATCCCAATCGTTCGTCCAACTGTGCTGAATGTCTTCCATCCCAACGTACCACACATTGGGTGTTGAACCCTGAAACAGCGCAAAGTGACTAACGCCCTCATCAAGCGTCCCGCTATACCAGGTGTTGTAGGGAGTCTGCATCCACAGACCAACGATGCCTGGGCTAATCTCGTAGAACCCCCACGTATCTGTATCCTTCCACGCAGTCACCCCATTGAGATACGTGCCGGTGATGGGCGTGGTAAATCCGAATGTTGTATTTCCTGAACCAAGCCAGGTGAGCGCAATGCCCGGTGACGTGCTGTAGAACTCCGGAATATCGCTGAGTCCGTCATTGCTCAGGAAGTTCCCGATGTTGGCAGCACCATTACCATCCCAACTCTGGTTGTTCCAGAACGCTCCGGCTGGGGCATTCTCCCACGCCGTATCCCCCGACAAGACGATGGGGCCAGCCGAGGCGAACGTCGCAAGTGACAGCACCATGAGCAAACTGAAAAATACACGCTTCATGAAATCCCCTTTCAAGTTTCCAACAAGCTATTTTAGCATACAGAGGCACGCAATATCAAACCTCTTTGTGCTCTCCCGCGAAGGTTTCGACGAGACGCTTCTGGTAGACGTGCAGGACACGACGATAGTTCTCGTCCCACAGTCCGTGTAGCTGAACTGTGCCGAGGTAGCGTCCTGCATTCTCCGGCACAGGTTGACAGGTCTCCACCTTCAGGAAGCGATACTTGGTGAGGTGCGCCTCGGGATTGACCAATGCCCAGAGCACCAGTGTCCCCTTCGAAGGGATATCCTGCTCTCCCACTGACAGCACCTCTGCACCAATCGGCATGTCAATATCTTCCTGTCCCGCGGCAGCATGAACGAACTGATACTTCCAGATGCACTTCATAGGTCATCCCCTTTCGGCCCTCAAAGAGAATGGGGGGTGCCTGTAGAGCACCCCCATGAAACGCTTCATTACTTTGCACCCTTAAAAATGTAACCACACACGCCGATCACCAGTGCCGCTGAAGCGAGAATCAACAGCACTCCTCCCGCAACTCCGAGGTCCGACGGCTGATTCATCAGCCACATCCCGCCCGCGAATCCTTCCATGGCAAGCCATACCAGAAGGATGCACGGCAATAGATACCGCCAGAACACACGAAACGCACTCGTTGTCTTCATTCTCAATCCTTGTAGGGGTCCTCTACGTCTGCCCCTGCCATCACCACGACGACAGGGCGCAACACCTCTTCCACGTCCACCGTCCCCTTGTGGAACTCCAGCACGTCCATCAGCGGACGATACACTTCCGGCGCCTCGTCCGCGCCGGCGCCACGCAGGATGATCCCCTCGTCGCGGATGTCCTGCTGGACCTTTGCGAAGTCCACCAGTCCCGGTGAGATAGGAATCCGGCGTCCCTTCACGTAACGCGACTTCCCCGCTGCCTTCCGCCGAGACATGATACGTCCCGCTCCGTGCATGACAGAGAACAGGGAGTCAACCGCCTCGGACGTGGGCACACCCTTGAGAATGACAGAGTAGTCCCCCATCGATCCCCCGACGAACCCACGCTGACTCGGGAACGCCGGAGTCGCACCCTTCCGAACAACCCAACGCTGGATTCCGAAGTGCTGCTCCCGCCACGCAAAGTTGTGGTGATTGTGGATCGTGTCCGTCGCCTTCGCGCCCATAATATCGAGCACCTTCTGGACAACGACCTCCCGACCCGCATACGCATACTCGCCAGCAATGGTCATCGCGGCGATGTAATCGGACCCAAGATGAGACGCAATAGGAATCATCAGGGGCGGTGAGTCCATTTCCCCTTCATGCGCCCGCTCCGTCATCGGGAGTCCCTTGGCGGCGTTCATGAACATGGATGCAGTCTTGTGACCGAATCCACGCGAACCAAAGTGGACCGCGACCCAGTAGTAAAGGTCCTCGACGTCCTCCCATCCCGTCTCGGCCAGGATGTCCACGTAGTGGTTCCCCGACCCGACGGTGCCCAACTGATTCTCCGCCAACTGAATCAACTTGCGCTGCTCACGAACGGGAGAATACTTGATGGCGTCCAGCACAGGGTGGTCAACAGGCTCGTTGTTCACGCGCCCGATCCCGAACGACACACGACGAGCAATCTCGTCCGCCCAGCGAACCAACTCATTCGCCGGCACGTCGCACGTCCGGATGTTCGTTCGCACAGCCATGTTGCCGCAGGCGATGTCGTATCCGACTCCTGACGGTGAAACGTGGTCACGATACGCCACGACGCCCCCGATGGGCATCGAATATCCCTTGTGTCCGTCCGCGCACAGAACACCAATCGCACCGTCTTCCGCTGCAACGCAACGCTCCAACTGTGCAATCGTGTCCGCGTCATGCGTCCCGTAAATCTTCATGCGAATGTATCCCTTCGATCTTCAGGCCAATACCGCTTCCAACGTGAGCAGGACATATGATGCCATGCTGTCTCAAAAATGGGAGCGAACTTCCCGGTTCGCTCCCCTGGTCCGACGGTGTAGTGCGGGGTGGTTCTTTCGCTGTCGTGCGTCTTTACCATCGCTATGGACGGAATCATCCCACGCAGTCCGCTGAACCTCTACCCCGCGCCAGCGGGAAGCCTACTCCGTCGCCGTGCCGGCACTCTCGTCCGTCGCGGGCGCGACGGTCTCGGCGGGAGTCGCCAGCGCGAGAGCAGTAAGCTCATACGCCACGACCTTGCGACCGTTACGGATCGCCTTCACGTCGAGCCCCGCGTAGTGCTTGATGTCCCAGATGTAGGACGCCACGCGGTAGAGCGCCTTGCCGAGGATGACCTCCAGGTCGGGGTCCGTGACCTCCACGCGCCCACCCTTCGACTCCATCAGCTTGATGATCTTCGCATACTTGCGTTCCATAATCTCTGTCTCCTTCACGTTGCCCGTTTGCGTCTATTCGCTTCAGGCTTTGCTTTCGGGGAGTGTCTGTTGTTCGCTCCCTCAACTCTTGAATTAGTATCTCATATCCGCCGGGCATTGTCAAGAGGAAAATGCCCGACAACGCAAAAAACTTTGCCTAATTTGGCGAAATAGTTTGGTAGACCTCAAGCGTCTTCGCCAGTTTCCGGTTCACCGCGTAGGCAACTCGTAGCTCGTATTTCAGCACCTCCATGGCCCGGTAGATCTGCATGTTCTCGTCCAACAGACGGTCAATCTCGTCCGCTGCCTCATCGTGCAATCCACTGTGAAACTGACACATAGGGTCAGACAGCTTACGCTTCGTGTAGGCCTCGTCGCAAGTGCATTCCCGCAACCGCTCCACGATAGGACGAAACATTCTACCGGTCATCATCGTCTTTCGCTCGATCCCGGATCTTGTCTGCTGCCCGGGCGCTGCCACACACACGGGAAATCGCTTCGCACGCCTGACGTTCCGACGAGCGAATCGTCTTGAGAATCAGGAGCGTATTGTAAACCCGCTCTGGCCAATCGCACGAACACCGATCCTCACCAGCACACGACGAATCGTGCGGCTGGAGCTTCCTGGCGACATGTTCGTCACGCATCGCCGGCATGTTACTTGCTCCGACTCCGGACGCCGCGACTCGCAGGGTCACCCTCATAGACGCGGCGCGGGGGTGGAATATCCCGCATGTCCCAGCCCGCGGTCTCGTGGAGGCACTTGGTGCAACGCAGAAACGTATGCTTGTCGCGAAATGCCCAGTGATACGTGTGACGGCACACAGCCTGGTCAAACTTGACGCTCATGCGTCCGAGAAACGTTCCGATCATGGTGACGATATCCCTCATGCCAATTCCAACAGATACAGGGGAACGCTTGACGTGTCCTCATACTGCTCCGGGCGAACGGGCGCGTCCCACTTGACATCCGCCCATTCCTTGACAGTCAGCGACGGATATTCATAGACACGCAGGACTGTCCCGACTCGGTCGGGGTCATTCCGATTGAAGACACGCGCACCGACCCTAACGTAATTCATGATAGCTGCTTGCTCACGGAATACTTGATCCCGTTGTATTGCCCGACCGTCTTGCCCAGCCCAACGCTGGTGGCGGACGTGACCCCTTTGGGTCCCTTGTGAGACTGGCACTGTGTCGGCGACAGCATCCGGTGCTTCACGCGCACGGTCAAACTCCGCTCCCGCGAACGCATTCCACGCTTGGAAGGTTCGCACACTGTAATCGTCCCACCATTCTCACGGAACGCGGCAATCGCGGCGTCCATTTCTTCGCGTGTCATTCTAGAACCCCGCGAGACGCCCGACGAGCCGCGCATCCGTAGACGAGCAATCCGCCAAGCAACACTCCAAACAACAACGCAGCACTTTTCATGTTTCTCATACTCCATCAGTTTCCCAACGTCTGCCAGCACTCCGGGCCAATCCCACGCTGGATTGACTCGGGGTCCGTCAACGTCCGACCGCACTTCCCACAGTGCCCGGCATGCTCGATGTGGTAGCCGTCCGGAATCATCTTCATGCCGACGACGGACTGGCACGCCCACTTCGCAACGTCGTATTCTTTCGTTCCAGGCAGGAACTGCGACTTCGCGGTGCACTTGATATCGCCCGTGTCCGTCTTGAGAATCCCGATATACTGATACGGGCGATCCGACCCGGAGGTCTTAACGTTCACGAAGTAGGTCACGCTCATGCGTCCGGACCCCACAGGCCACTCGGACTCGACGCGCCGAACCTTGAACGTATAGTGGTCCCCTTTGGGATTGGACACGGTGAACAGTGCCCGACCCGCAAGCAGGAATTTCTCGCTCAACTCGGGATAATGCGGACCCGCGACAGTGGACGGTGTAGGATTGCCGACGGGGTTGTCCGCTCCGTCACCATCCGATATCATGACCTCGGGGATCGCATCGGGGTCCGCGGCGACGACAAGCTTCGCCGACTCCGGAACCGCGATCTTTTTGAATCCCTTCAACATGAGACAAGTATAGCACCCCTGCCGGGCAGAGTCAAGCACTATTTCGATTACAATTTAGTAATCGAGAAAGTCCAGCAATTTTGGGGTTTACTTTCGCTTTTGTTTCGCTAGTCACAGTCGTAGTCGCATCGCTCCCCGGAACCGCACCGACAAACGGAATGCTTGCGCGGCGCGAACGCCCAAATGAGGCAAATGAGCCACCCAACAAGCGACCAACCAAACAGCACGTTGAGCACCGCGATCAGAACGCGATGCTTGTGCCCACGTAGGAACGCAACAAAAGTAGGAACGAGGTAAGCCAGGAAGGACAGTAGGAGTGCCAAGAATAACGCGAAAAACAGAACAACGGGAACGATGACGTGCGCGGCGTGGTGCATACTGATCTCCTACTCAATTCGACGGATACGACGTATTAAATGTTCCCTACCGTTCTGATTCGTCACCTTCGACGCATTCCCGCCGGCGAAGTAGTTCCAGTAACTCCCGCTCTCTCCGACGTTCACAGGCTCCGCTCAGTCGGCAGGCTGCATATCCAACGAATCCGATAAAAAGCAGCAACGCACACAGTCCACCAATAATGAGGTTCATGGGAATCTCCACTAATGTTTACCCAAACGCAACTGGTGCCGGTCGGAGATAGCTTCATCCCGCTCCTGCACCAGTCGCCGGTTCTCTTGGGTGGCCCATGAGACAAACGCTCCCGCTCGTATCAGGGCTGTTGTCGCAATGTCGAGTGCGTCCTTTGCCTGTCGCAACGCCGTGAGAGCTTCCTGCACCTCACTCAAAACTGCCGGACTCGTCTCCTTCGATTCGCTCATCGTCTAGTTCCTCGTCCTCGTATCTCGCCAACAGATCCTCAAGTCGGCGAATGTCTTCTTCAGACTCGTTCAGCCGTTCCAACAGGAATTTTACGTCCTCGTCGGCCTGGGAAATGATCCGCAATGGTTTGGGTATACCAGTCACGGGGTCCACCGGTGGAAGGGCAGCAATCCGCCACGTCTCAATAGAACGTGTGCGGATGTCTGCGAGTGTCTGTGCAATCGTCTGGGCCATTAGAGCCCCCGCTTCTGCCCGCGCTTTGTTACCTTCTCGATGGGCTTCTTGGTCATCTTTGCCTTCTTCTTTGCGATGAACTCGCGGAACGACGAGTCCGACTTGATGCTGGGCGTCGGCTCCACGATCACGATGTCCTTCACCTTCGGACGGTCCATGACCTTCTTCGGACGCTTGGGTTCCTTGAGAGGACCCGTCACGCGCACGATGGTCGTATCTGGCGCCGGATGCTCCAGGTCGTAGATGCGCTGCTTGAGTGTCTCGACGTCCCGCGTCAACTCGTCGTTGACAAACTTAAGACGTTCGCACTCTCCGACCACCTGCATATGCTGCTCACGATGCACACCCGTTGCGCCGATCTTCTTCAGGACCAGGATCTCCTGGTCGCGGGACGCCAACCGATCGGTTGTTTCCGCAAGTCGCTCGCGGAGGTCCTTGTGATGGGCAAACTGCCGCTCCAGTTCCGTTTCGTAATCCCGAATGATGTCCTTGCACACTCCGGAATTGCGATGCCACTTATCGAACACAAACACTCTCATGATTATCGTCCCTCCTTCGGGAATCCCAACAGATCCTCAAGCGGTGCATGAGGACTCGTCACCGTCACTGGTCGTCTCTCCGGCGGCGGGGAAAACGACGATACAACCAGACCTGGGTCCACCGGGGTGTTCTCCGCTTCCGTTGGACGACCAACAGGTGGACGCGGCCGGTCCTCCAACGCCTTGAGCCTCCGCTCCAGTCCGATGGCGCGAACCTCGGCCGTCTTTGCACGACTGAGTGCCATGTTCATTTCGTTCAAAGCCCAACCAACAGCATCCGCCTCCGGAAGCAAATCCGCATTGTCCTGACGGAGCTTCGCATTCTCTTCCTTGAGGATCTGGATTTCGTTCTCTAGCTCTTCGATCTTTCGTTCTCGCCAATCACGGTCAGACATTCCATACTCCTATCATTACCGCTTTGTGCGCGGCTTGAGTTGTCTCACAACAAAGTTATAGCAGTCCACGCATAGCGGAACGCCGGGAGCAGATGCGTGTTCGTATCGGTTGCCAGACACCACTCGGCGGCAACGATCACACTGCGGAGGTGGAGGCGGGGGTTCCATCAAGGGGGTATCCTGCTCTGGTGCACCCCATTCCCGGTCATCTGGTTCTACCACAGGATGAGTATCCCAACCCATGAATTCCGCTTCTCCGAGTCGTTTTGTCTTCTTCTTCGCCATACAGATATATAGTTAGAAACACGGATCGTTATAGCGTCTCCGGAATCCCATGTAGACCGGCGTACCGGATGAGAACCAGGGAATCCGATTCTTCCGGCGACGACAGCGCAACACTCTACCGTTTGGATTGCGCGTGTAAGCCCAGTCCTGCACTTCGCTATTGTGCGCATTACGGGAGAGACACACCGCATCGTCCTCCTGCACCCAGACGGTTCCTTTTGATGTTGAACGAATGACCGTCGCGGGATAACTATCACTTCCGACGCTGATAGTCGCGGGGGTACCCACCGGCGGAATCCACATAGTCGAAAATCTCTCAGTGCGACTCATAGTAGTGTCTCATCGCCTCCACGACCTTCAGCGCCAGATAGCCGGCATCATCCGCGTCCCCGAGATGGTCCCGCAGCGCTTCCTCGACTGCCTCAATCTCATCGTCAGTGAAACGCAACGTCACCACAGACGGCTTGGAACGCGCCGGTTGCTTCGTAGGGCGCGCCGCGAGCCAATCCCGCACAGGCGTTTCCGTCGACCCTCGCTCCGACAGCGTGAGCACCACCCAGTCATCAGGCTTGGTCGCACAGAGATACGGGCGATTGCGGATACGTTCTTCCCACACACGGAAAGATGAGTTGAGTGCCGACTTGCTGGACCACGTCCGACCCTTCTTACTCCACTTGAATCCGATGATCCCCGGAGCAGAATAGAGTCCCGTCTTGACGTTCTTGATTTTGAATGCCTGCCACTCCATTACTCGTCGCCCTCCAACTCCCGACCGATGCACTCGTCAGGCGTCTTATCCTCATGCTTCTTCAGGACGACGGGGAACCTCAACTTGCCCTCGGGTTCCTGCTTGTCAAACTCCACAGACAGCACGCACGGATACTTCCACTTGAGCGCATCCTTACGCATCTGCGCGTCAAGACCCGTGCCGACCTTTCCACAGTCCCGCCACTTGCCCGACCCGTCCGGAAGAATCTCCGCGATAGTGAATCCCCCGACGACGTTCGACAACTCACCGGAACCTAGGAAGTATCCCGTCGCAATGAAGTCCTGTTCACGCTTGGGCTTCCACTTGATGCAACCAGTCCGCTTAGGCTTACCGCCGTCGCGCACCTCAGTGGTGTCCTCCCACAGCCAGCACACAATCCCTTCCCATCCCTCGGCCTTGGCGCGCTCCATCGTCACACCCACACCATTCAGGATTTGCGGAACGAAGACGGGGTTCTCGGTCGTGTCCAGCTTCTCGTCCGCAACGGGGAGATAGTTGCACAACACCTCATGGTAGCGATACTCATAGGGTTGCTCCCACACGGGCTTACCCGCAAAGTAGAGGCAGTCAAACACCATGTAGCGAAGTGACTGAATGAGAGACGCTTCCCGCTGGGCTGCCTTCTCAGGCTTGGCGCGGGTAATCGTTCCGACAGCGCGGAAGTTGTCCGCACCCGATCGGTCCTCGATCAGAATCTCGCCGTCGAGAATCGTTTTCTTAGGGAATCCCAAACTGCCGATAACTTCACATAGCAGGGGAAAATGCGCCGTCATATCGTCCATACGGCGGGAGTAAATCTTGACCTTTCCCGTCTTCGTAATCAGCACGATATGGCGCTGTCCGTCACGCTTGCGCTGAATCCAGAGCTTCCCCTGGTAATCCAACTCGCGGAGTTTATCGTCGTCCACGTCGTTACGGGGCTTGGCGGGAACGAAACGCTTGGTCAGACCCGCGAACAAATCCTGCGTGTCCGCATCCTCCATCGTCTCGCGATAGCCCTCTTCGCGCTTCTTGCGGATCTGGCGATCCATGTTGAACTGAGCGCACGCGAACTCGTCCATGTAGGCAGCGGTCCCTTCCTTACCCTTGGGCTTGGCAGTGTCGCTGGAGGTCTGAAGCGTGCATCCGACCTTGCCCCACTCCACAGTGACCGTCTTGCGGTCCTTCTCCATCCAGATCGACCACTGCTTGAACCCGCCACCCGACGACTCATGATACAATGTGAGCTTTTTCATTAGCTAACCCACACTCCTACGAGAACACCCAGCGCGAACCATGCGAGGCTCGCTGCCATCAGCATGACCAACATCCACTGACTATCACTCTTGCGTCGGGTCCAGCGTGCGGGGGCTCGCCGCTCCCACGGCGCTTCCTCAACAACCTCACCCTCAATCCAATTCATAGGAATAGTATACTCCGAAACGGCACACTTGTCAAGGAAAAAGTGCTGGCATGACAAGTTGGTAGAATGGTAAATTGGTTTGGTGGGACCGGCTGGACTTGAACCAGCAACCGTGGGCTTAAGAAACCCCTGCTCTTCCTTGGAGCTACGATCCCATAATGTGGTAGCGGCACAGGGAGTCGAACCCTGCTTCTCCGGCTGAGAACCGGATGTCCTACCGATAAACGATGCCGCCACAAACTAACGACTGAACTCCGGCTGGTCCGGACGAATCTCGATATGTGGATCGTCACCCTGCACGACGGTATACTTGAGCGACCGGTGCATCATGTATTTCTCCAGTCTCTCCATTGGCGTCAGCACCTTCGGAGGCGGAGGTGGCGCAATCCGAATAGACACCGCCTGCCACCAGTCCCGCTCCGTCTGATACTTCGCAGTCTTGAATCCCTCTTCCGCGTAGTGTTTGGCGCGGGGCACACCCCACGCCTCCACCATCAATTTCGCTTGCGTATCCGCGTCTCGTCTAACTCGCACGCGTCCCATAATGTCCTCGATGTGGTAGCGACACGGAGAGTCGAACTCCGATTGCCGGCTTGAAAGACCAGCTTCCTACCCTTAGAAGATGTCGCCGTTCTATTACTCGGTTGAGGGTAGAATATGCTTGGGCATCGCTTCCACGTTGACTAGCTCGATTCCTTCAAGCTGCCCGTGCGTGAACGTTGCAACAAAGTCGTACCAGGTGCGGTCCGCACTCGTATAGAACTTGAGACGCTGGTGCGCGTCCACAGGCTTCCATCCGGTATCCACGAAGCGAAGGCTCCCGATAAGACCCTTGAACCCCTTCTCGTTTGGATACGGACGTTCCTCTTCTGGCACGGTCTCATAGTATCCAGAGCGAATCATCAGGCGGCCGTCCTCCTCGATGACATATGTGTCCATGAGACATTCCAGATCCTTCGTCTGGAAGTCCGTGGTGCTGTCAAAGGGAGTGTTGCCCGGTAACGGCGCCTTACAGTAGATTGTGTCGAACATACCCATGGTGCCCTCTACTTATTCCGCCGATAGCCCCGCTTGAGCTTCGCGGTAACGCAACTCTGCAAATACGCTTTGGCGCGCGTCTCACTCGTGAACGACATCTGCTTCCGCGCCTGGTGCTTGTTCTCGTGACCCCACTCGGTCCAGACCGTCCAGCGATTCGTCCACTCCAGCCAGACCGCCCAACGCTTGAACCCAATCCCCGTGTCTGATTCCTTGAACAGCACAGTTCCGACCTTCGGATCGTCGGGAACAGTCGGGGGTGGCACTTGCTTTGTCACCACCGCCTTCGTGACGATGCGTGTCGGCTTTCCGGTCGTCGGCAACGCGAGAGTCGCGGCCGCCGCTTCCTTCGCCTCGATTGCTTTCCCGAGAGCTTCACCGACTTTGAAGGCATCCTCGCAGGACATCTTTTCGATCTCGTCCCGTGTCGGCACCCTCACCCCCGCAATCACTACCGGCGCGGGAGGTGGAATCGGTGTTACCGCGATCCGCTTGAATGTTACGAGCTTTCCCATTGAAGATAGTGTATCACAGTTCTACCGGACTGTCAAGCACAAAACCGCAAGGATTCGGCAACAATGCCGGAGCGTCGTTCGTGGCGTGCCACGTCCATTGGTGAAGGATACTACCGGTCCCCGTCCAGGTACAGAGGAGCGTGTCCCCGTGTTCCTCGTTTGCTGCACAGCGAATATGCTTGATTGCCGCGATGAATTCCTGCCAGCCGACGCCCATTGAGAACCGCTCGGCCGCTTCGTCAGACTTTCCGCTCACCAACTTGACGGACCACACCACTGACTGTGCCGTCACGGGGCTCACTGGTTTCATGCTATTCTCCCCTCCACTTTAGTCGCGGGGGTCCAGGTTGGACTCCAGATACACCTGGTAATCCGGTGTAAGCGGACCAAACAGATCTTCTGAACTCATGTTTTCCATCGGGAAGACAACACTCATGTAGAAGCGATAGGTCAGCGCCTCGCCAGCCAGTCCCTTGCTCACCGCATACCCCACCCAAAGAGAATGCCAGTCGTGCTCGTTGGCGGGGTCAATCTTGGCACGCATCGCGCACACTTCCTGAGCATACTCCTGAAGGATGAAACGCTCTTTCCCGCCAAACTTATGGAGATGCTGCTCCAACCGAACACCTATGGCACTCACTGGTCCACCTCACTTGTGGTCTCGTCGTTCTGTTCTTGCGCCTTCCGACGATCCTCACACTCGTGGCACTTTCCACACACTGCACACACTTCACTCCCACAGGTGTTGCATGAAGGCGTCCACTGGCACGGCCACACAGGGCAATCTACGAATACGAAGTCATCGTTCGCGTTCACAGCCGGTCCTCCCGTTCCAACTCATTGATTTCCTTCTGCCAGTCGCGGACGATCCAGTCCACGACAAGCGCGATTTCCTTTGGGAAATTGTTCGTGCCGACCAGGATGTCCATCCGGCGCTTCAACACCAACAATCGTTCCCGTTCCCGTTCATTCAACATTCCCTCACCTCAGTCAACACGCGACGACCGTCGTGCCACGACAGGGGCACATTCGACTCCGATCCCTTCACGAGATAGTTAGACGACACCACCTTGATGTCCGCGGTGTTGTCATCGTAGACCCGGAGCACATCCACTGTCATCGCCGCGCTGTAGGGACGGAGCGACGAGTCAATCGTCAGACGATAGCGTCCCGGCGGGATCGTCGGATGATTCATGACGTTTCGCGACTTGGCGCGGTGCACCGACTTCCTCGGGGCCACCTCATCATCAGCGAACAGGCTTGGCATGGGGTTTGTCATCCATCACTTCTCCACGGATGATCCGATGGGGCACACAGACACCCCGCTTCTCACACGCTCTCGCGTGGGGACCGCAGGAGGCTCGCCCACGCGAGAACTACGTCTTATGTCGGGAACACACATGGTCATAGGTGTTCCAGATTGTCCAGAACTCGGGCTTCGGTGCTCCATTAGAACCTCGCGGCTAACTCTTCGCGGGACAAGAGGATGTCCCACCAGCCGTCGTCCACGTCCTGCAGGTCCACCAGCGCGGCCTCCACAAACTGCTCCAGGTACCCCCCGTGCTTCTTGTTCTTCTCCGCCCGGGCTAGCACCGCGCACAGCACGTCGGCCGCGTCCCCGGGGTGAAGTGTCTTGAGGTCGTTCACGAGGCTCGCCATGTCCATCACCTCACCGGGACCCCTGTCCTCAAACGTGTAGGTGCCGAACTGCCGGAGGGCTGCCTTGACCTCGGTGACAATCCGTCGCGTCATGTCCCGATTATCCAACGTGCGATTGTGTGAATTCATGATCGTAGTATACTCTCTTTCTGGGACACATGTCAAGCGTTATTTTACGCAACGTTGCCATCATGAGTCTCGGTAACGTCCC